ATACATGGTAAGATACTACTAATCTTCAATAGGTTATACTTTATGGAAGTATTAGTGACTAAACCAGATACTTCTACACAACAAGTACCTGTAATAGAAGTAGAAGATACTGATCTGGCTAAGATAACTGACTTAGTGCTTCATACTAATTTATCACCTCAAGAACCACCAAAAGAGAAATCTATACCTATAGCTAACATTGATGATGTTGTCAAGTTTGGTAAATATAAATCAGAAAATATCACATGGAGACAACTACTCAAAGAAAATTGGGATTATGTTAACTGGGTATATTGTAATGTAACTTTTATTAAACTATCAGATGAAATAAGATCACAACTATGAATATTCACATCACTTATTAAACAATATTATATGATATGATGACATTCAAAGAACTGTTTGAGTACAGAGACATGGAGGATGAATACTGGAATGATCGTAGAAGTTTGTGTTATCGTCATAATGCACCCATACGATATTTAATAAATTATAACCATCGTTCTACATTTGATAGATTTTATTTAGTAAGAGTGGTTGATATACCTCCAAGACCTAAAAAATCTGACAACTGTCTAACACCACTAGAAGAAATGTTTACCTATTGGTTAGGTGCTTGGTTTTATTCACGTTATTAATCAACAACAATGAAAGAAGTATTAGTAAGTCTAGAAGTAGCTAGATTAGCTGCTAAAAAAGGATTTGATGAAGAATGTCTTTATTACTATTACGAAAGCGATATTACAAAATGTAATGTTTATTTACGTAATACCGATCTTGCTATAGGTGATATATCAGCTCCAACACAGAGCTTTCTACAAAAGTGGTTGAGAGAAGCTGCAAGTACAGAGATATTCGTACTGCCATTTTGTGATGATGGTTATTCTGTCGATGTTTATATAGGAGACTATGAAGATACTCCTGACAATATCAGTTATAATACCTACGAAGAAGCTCTTGAAAATGGTTTGAAGATAGCATTAGAGAGTTTGAAATAAGATCACCGCTTATACATTTCTCTTTTGGTGGTAGTTAAAGTTTATTACAGCACCTGTTCTTTCCAAGTAATTAAGTAAGAAGTATTATTAATTCGTAAATAAGTAATTATTATGTTTGCTACAATCAAAACTCCCAATAAAGACATTCACAAATCTAACACAACAATTGGTGAAATTGTCGAAGTATTAAAGGTCATTGACAATCTTGATGGTGTAACTGTGCAGTTCAAAGAAGTAGAAATAAAAGCTTCCTACCTGTTTAAAGCATACACCAAGTTCAGAATCAACTGGAATGATAATCTTTCAATAAAGAAGAATATACAAATATACTTCGCACTATCCATCTTGAGTGGTAATGTAAGAAAAAAACAACAACTTGTAGCAGCATAACAATCCTTCTGTACTGTTGTATAGCAGACTTCTTTCTTTAGCAGAATAATCAAAACTGCATATGATAACACCATATAACAACAGTACTTTTTTAACCAACCAATAAATAAACAAATTTATGTTAAACCAGATGGTAACAGAACTAAACGCAACAAAAGCTTATGCTTACGACTGTCTTATTCAGCAGAAGCAGTGGGGAGAAAACCTACAAAACGCTGAAAACAGGATCGTTAAGTTATCCCAAGAAGTAAATCGTATAAATAAAGAATCGCAAGAGCATCCGGTACTGATTGATGTTAACAAAGTAGGTTCTGAAGCAGAAGACGATATTCAACCATGATAAATATGCAGTCGCAAACATTACCAGAAATGGAATGGGTTACAGTAGCTCAGAGTGACCCTAAATTTTATCTTAGAGTAGTCGTAAGAAGAAAGAGTATTAGAAGACGTACCAAAATCAGAAAACTATTAAGAGGAGGGAAATACAAATGAGTCCGTTAAGAGGTATACAGATAAAAGTAACAAAGCAGACGTATTTCAGAGAAGTTGAATACAAGTTGATTAAGGAGCACGGATGTCACTGGCCTAACAGTACAACAACTATAAGATTTGAGAAAGGTGATATGACTTATCCTACATATCTACTTGTTTCACCCTTAGGTATTTTGTCAATATCCAACGAAGCACGTCCCGAAACACCTTTCTATGAGCTTGAGCTTGTTAAGTCACCTGAAAGAGTTGTTATTGGTGATAAAACATACAGTGCTGAATTCTTGAGCAGTCTCATTAGCCAGCATGAAGGTAAGCTATCTTTAGCATAACCTCTTTACTCTCACACTATGTTCAGATGACCTATAGTGTGAGAGTATAATTTTTAAATAAATAAACAAATGACAACAACATGGCCTATACCAGATGAATTACGAAAACTTTTTAAAAGAGCTTTATGGTTTGTTATCATTCCTACAGTATTCTTAGTAGTGTGGATCATCAACAGCCTGATGAATCCGTCGATTTATACTCAGTAGTTAATTATTTTATCGAATACTATTTACCAGATGGAACCCCTGGTTTCAAAACTTTTCGATCAATTTTTAAACTCTTACAAGAAGAGGTAGCAAAACTCTTAGCAGAACAATACATTGACATCATAGTGTCAAATGATGAGGAGATGGTTTATCTTAACTCTCAGTGGTTATAGTTTCCCTAACAATTAGTAAAAAAGATGAGTAGTAATGGAAGACAAATACTTCATATCAATCGCAGATAAGATTTTTGAAACAAGAAAGACAGTCAATAGTATCGGTTTCTTATATAATGGAGATGTGAAGTGTTGTACAAAACATTATAGTAGAAGATTTAAAGCACCTATCTTTATACATAGGGACAATCCTACACATGTATTATGGCACAATAAACCATCCAAGTTTGAGCATATATATGTGGAAGAAGAAGTAGAGTTTGATATTATACCAAGTAAAATCCCTGAGTACAACCAACTAATCAAAAATCTAACAATGGGTAAGACGTTTAAGGATAAGAGGAACTATAATCCTGAAGAAAAAGTAGACATTAAGAAGAAAAAGAAAGAAATAATCAAAAATCGAAAAGTAAAAGCTATAGCAAATAACAAACCTAAACTAAACAAACAAAACGATGAGTCTGAAAGAGATGTTTAAGAACTGGGGATGTGATCATATCTACAAAGCAGTAAGTAAAGAACGTCTAAACATTAGCGTTCCTAGTGCTTACTATGATATTGATGTGCCACTTTATGCAATAAAGTTTGAATGTATTCATTGCAAAAAAACAACCTATAAACGTATTGGTTTAGCAGAACCGGTACTTGAAGGAGTATCTGCATGAAACAGTTAATTTGGATATCGTTACTATTTATTGTATTATTACTACCTTCAGTTGCTAAAGGTAGTAATAATACATACTTAGGTAACAAAAATAATATCAGCATGTATCTTGTTAATGATCGAATACATGTTGATAAAAGTCATATCTACTTTCATTTGATAGCTGTAGTTAAAGATACCACCATGATGTACGCTACCATTAACGTTAATAGACATAATGGTTTGGTGAACTCTTCAGCTCAATTAATCAACATGAATAGTAGAAGTCTAATCAGTACAAGAAATGATTACCTAGTTGATTACATCCTTACTTCAAACGAGATACCGATAGACTATGGTATCTTTCAGTCTCTAAAATTAATTCACAAAAAGCATCCATCATGGTAAGTAAATACAAAGTTTACGGAGTAACTGTAGTTGACTTCTCTAAAGAAAAGACTTTTGGTGAAGTTGAACCTGTGTTCGTAGTAGCAGAAAAAATACACGATGTTGTAAAATTAGAGATGAAAGACAGACTCATTATAAACATTGTTCTTGTTCTGGGTACTCTCGAAGATGGTCAGTTACTTCTTGATATGAATGTTATCGTGAATCAGAAAGATGTTGATGAGAAGAAACCTCTGAAAGCATACTTTACGAATGAGGATTCAGGTAACATCTTTATTAGCGAAAAACCACCAGTATATCCAGAAGGTACTTATGATATTATTCTGGAGAAAGAAGTGGCTTTATTTATACCAGCAGAAGAAGTCTGTGAGTATAGTAACGAAACAAAGGCTGAATGAGGTGGCTTCTGTTGTTACTAAGTCTATTCCCTATTGAAGCACGGGCAGAGATAGGGATAGCTTCTTATTATGGTTCTAAATTTCAAGGTAAGATAACAGCAAGTGGTACATTATTCAACAAGAATAAGTTAACAGCGGCTCATAAACACCTTAAGTTTGGAACAATAGTACGAGTGATAAATCTTAGTAATGATAAAGAAGTGTTGGTAACGATTTCAGATAGAGGACCATATACAAGAGGGAGAATAATTGATTTGTCTGAGGCAGCAGCTAAAAAAATAGGTATTTTTGGTAACAGTAAAGTTAAATTAATAGTGCAAAACAAATGAGTATAGATATCAATAAACTGTTAGAGAACACAAAAGTGGTATTAAGTGATAAGCAGATAGATGAGATAGTTAATAGAGCTGAAAATGGTTTTAAAGCTGTAGTATTAACTTCACATCAAGAAGAAATAAAGAACAAAGTTTTAGAAGCTTTACTTGATGAAGAGACCACCAATAAGAAAATAGTACTAAGCGGAAGTGCTGGTACAGGTAAAACAACTTGTGTCAATGCCATTATTGAAGAATATATGATTAAGAAGCGTGACAGATATAAGACTATGTGTTATGTGTTAGCTCCTACAAATAAGGCTGTTAATGTTCTGATCGAAAAGAATAAACCTGAGTTCTGGAAAGAATTTGCAACAGTACATAGAGCATTGAATCTTAAACGTCATATTAATAACGAAACAGGCGTAGTAAGTTACAAACCTGATAAGTGGATGAAGAATAGACCTTTTGAGAGTACAGCTCTTGTTGTCATTGATGAATCTTCTATGCTTAGTAAAGAAATGATTGGTTATCTTAATGAATATGATATTCCTATGATCTTTCTTGGTGATTTTCGCCAGCTACCGCCTGTAGGGGAAGCCGAATCATCAGTATTTACTCTTTTTGATGCTATAAAATTTGAACTTACAGAAATTGTCAGACAGGCTCAAGGTAATCCGATCATAGAATTATCTCAAAACCTACCGTTGATAAGTCTCGAAGAAGACAATATTAATGATGTAGGCGGTTATCGGTTCACGAAGAATTTAAACAAGTGTGTGCAGCTTCTATTGGACAATATTGGAGATTCAAAATATTTGGCTTGGACAAACGCTAATGTTGATGAAGTAAATTCATTGGTAAGGCTTGTCAGATATGGTGAACATGCTGCAATGATTGAAATGGGTGAAACTCTTGTAATGACTGAACCTTTTACTAATAAAGATACTTATTATACATCTGAAGAAATTGATGTTAAAACATTGGTCATTAAAGAACATAATATAAGTATAACTTGTACAGGTAAACAAAGAACTAAAGATTGTAACTCTGTAATAGGTAGTATTAAATATTATCTTCTTAATAATGACATCATGGTTGTACATGAAGATTCCAAAGGTGCTTATGGTATCATGCTGAAGAAGCTTAAATCTTATATTGATGCTGGTATAGCAAATTGGAAAGATTTTTATGCATTTAAAGAAAAATTTGCACGTGTAGCATACTCATATGCATTAACGGTACATAAAAGTCAAGGCAGTACGTATAAGAAGGTTGTAATTAATGTTCGAGATTTGAATAAAAACAAAACAATAGATGAAAGAAACAAATTATGGTATACAGCAATAACAAGAGCTAGCAGTGATATAATTCTACTAACATGATATATAGTCTTAGTAATTGTGAAGCCTACGATCTTGAAATATACTGGAATTTATTTCTTGCTGGTTTTCACAACATGGTTACTAATCGTAGAATATGGTTTGAGATCAGTCCTAGAAAAGATGAACGTAAAAAGTTAAACAACTTCTTGTGTTCAAAACCAACTATGATAGGTTACAACAACTTTGAGTATGATCATAGAATGTTGTATGAGTTTGTTAAGCTTACAGCAAACCCAGATATCAAAGCTGTTGACCTTGTAAAAAAGTTAAAGAAGTTATCAAATGAAATAATAGATAGTAAAAGTAGAAGATGGGTTAAAATACTTATTCCTCAGATTGATCTAATGAAGATCAATCATTATGACCCCAAATCTGCAAAACATTGTAGCCTAAAAGCATTACAGTTCAGTCTTAGAACCCCTATCATACAAGAGTTACCTTACCATTATGAAAAGGTGCTAACAAACGATGAGATAAATGGTGTTATTAAGTACTGGCATAATGATATGGATACTACAGTACATTTCGCAAAAAAGAATAGAGAACCTATCGAAAGAAGGATTGCACTGATCAAGAAATTAGGTCATGATGTCATGAACTATAACGATGTTAAGATAGGTGAGTTCATCATACTTCAGAGGTTAAGAAACGAATTTGGTACATATGATTTAGGTAAGACTGTAAGGACAGAATTTATCTTTAATGATATAATATTCAAACATATAAAGTTTAGGTCAGAAGAGTTGAATAGATTCTTAGCGTGGATGCGTAGTCAAATTGTTACAGCCACTAAAGGTGTATTTAGCAACATGACTTTAGATCGTATTGTTGGTATAGAAGACTTGATGATTTTAGAAAGTAGAAATATTGTAACAAAGAAGATAGCTGGTATAAAAACACCTTTGATGAAGAGTTTGATAGTATGCTACAAAGGAGTAGAGATTACAGTAGGTGTAGGAGGGCTTCATCAAGCTCTGGAAACAACGATTATTGAAAGTGATACTCAGTTTATCATTAAGAGTGCTGATGTATCCTCGCAATATCCCAACGCTTCAATACAAAATGAACTATTCCCTTTACATTTAGGAAAAACTTTTTGTACTGTTTACAAAGACATATATATAGAAAGAGGTACTTATGCTAAAGGTACACCAATGAATCAATCATTGAAAGATGCACTTAATGGAGGAGGTTACGGCAAAACGAATAGTAAATTCTCTCCACTATATGATCCTCAATTTATGTTATCAATAACCTTAAACTGTCAAATGATGGTTCTTGGTTTAGCAGAAGAATTAATAGATAGTATACCAGAATGTAAAGTTGTAATGACAAATACAGATGGTTTAGAAGTTCTTATACCAAGAGTACATGAAACATTATATCACGATATTTGCAAGAGATGGGAAGAGTCAACAAAATTTAAACTTGAATACATAGATTACCAAAAGATGATTATTAGAGATGTAAACAATTACATAGCTATCTCTACTAATAACCATATAAAAAGAAAAGGTGCTTATGAGTACGATAGACCTTTACATAAAGATTTATCTATGCTTATAGTACCTATAGCAGTAGAACAATATTATCTTAACAATACCCCTATTGAAACTTATATTAAAAAACATACAAACATTTACGACTTCTTCTTAAGAACTAATATAGAAAAAAAAGAGTACAAGCTGGTTATTAGATATAACAGTAAAGAGTATACAGATGAGGTTGAATTACAAAGAATAACCAGATATCTTGTTACTAATACAGGAGGTACATTGATTAAACTAATGCCACCATTAAAAGATAATGTTGATATAAGAGAAGCCAACATTCAAAAAGGGTATCTTACTACAATATGTAACGACATGACTGTGATTGATGAAGTAACGTTGTGGAAAGATATCAATTATAATTTCTATATAAATGAAGCAAATAAACTACTAATAACTAATGAGCATATATGATGAAGCATGTAACTTGAAGGATTATATAAACGATATCCTTCAAAAAGAAAATAATATCATATTTAAAAAAGCTGAAGAAGAGTATATCTTAGAGAACAAGGAACGTTTGATAGATAAGTTTGAATATTTAAAAAATATGTGTGCTGTAGACTCTGAGATACAAAATATACAAACAGTTTTTGGTAATATTAATAAAAATACAACTTATGCTGAAAAAACTCTAGTTTATAAACTTACTGATATGTTTAACAACGAATGGTATCGTAAAGACAATCCTCTCATAAAAGATATGAAGAACAAGACAGCTGTAGAAATTGAAGAAATGTTGAGAAACGGTCTCGAACCCCAAGAGATTGTTAAACAGATCACTTGTCCTCAACAAGAAGTAACATAATGGGAAAGAAAGAAGAAGTACAAGAGATTGTAGCAACTAGACTCATTGACAAACGTGGAGGATTAATTATCTTTCCTACGGGTGTTGGTAAGACAAAAATGGCTATTGATACGTTAACCAAACTTGGAACATCATTCAACAGAGCACTTATAATAACATCTTTGGCAAATGGTAGAGATGTTACATGGCCTGAAGAAATCAATAAATGGAACAAGAAACTTATAAGTAGAGTTGATATTATATGTTATGATAGTGTGCATAAGTATGTAGACTCTAAACATGATGTTGTAATATATGACGAATGCCATCATGTAACAGAGAGCATGATGGCATTCTTAACTAAGAAGAGAAATATTGTCATAGCAATGACAGCTACTCTACCAACTAAAAGAGAAAAGTTACATTTGTTATTAGACGTGTTAAATTTGAAGACTATTGCTAAAATGAGCATTGAGAAAGCTGTAGAACTTGGTCTTATCAGTCCTTTTCATATCACAAGAGTCAATATGAAACTTGATGGTATAAAGAAGAACGTTGTAGCGGGCAGTAAAGCTCAACCCTTTACAACAACAGAACTTGCAAACTACGAGTGGTTGACAAAGAAGGTAGATCAGTATGCACTATCTAATATTTCAAATGCTTCACAGCTTCATAGATTCTCAGTATTAAAACGTATGCACTTTATAAACAGTTTACAGTCAAAGGTAAACTGTAGTAATAATATCATAAAAAAATTACGTGCTGAAGGAAAAGAAAGAATACTTGTGTTTAGCAAATCTATTAATTCTGCAAGAGCAATTAGCCCTTACTGTTATCATAGTAAAACATCTAAGAAAGATTTAAACAGGTTTATTGATAAAACAATAAATACCTTATCTGTAGTAGATGCTCTTAATGAGAGTGTCAACCTTCCTGATATGGACTCAGTTATTGTTAATCAACTTAACTCTTCTGACTTAGTGTTTATTCAACAGTTAGGTAGGCTTATCAGATTTAGATACGACTTCACAGGTACAGTTTTTGTTTTGGTGGCCTTAAATACAGTTGACGAGAACTGGTTTCACCAAGCAACAAAAGATTTAACTATCAACAAAACAATAAGTTATGAAGAGTTCATCAATTAATCCTCAAATCATAGATATATGTAAAGAACATAATCTCGATTCAGAAGTAATAGTTCTTGTATTATTGGCTCATTACTTCAATGTTATACCAAATTCATTTAAAACAACATATGAAGAAGAGATCAAAGCTCTATACTTCTTAGGTATAGTAACACCTAATGAAGATTTCAGTAGTATTACCAACTGGAACATTCCTTTATTTAATGATGAAGCAATTGCTGATGAATGGTCATGGGTAATCAGTGAATATAGGGTGCTGTTTACTAAAAGAAGAAGTGATGCGGGTGGAACCATAGCATCGTGTGTAGATAAGATGAAAAAGTTCTTTGCTGAAAATCCTTCTGTTAGAAAAGATGATATTATAGAAGCAGCAAAGCTTTATATCAAACAAACATCTGATCCAAAGTTTCTGCAAAAGGCTAGTTACTTCATCAATAAGAATAAGACTGAAAGTAGGTTATCAGAGTATTTGGAAATACTTAAAGCAAAAGAAAAGAAAGTTGCTGAAGTTGATAAATACAACAAGATACACTGAGTTATGAATTTTATAGAAGAGTTCAAAAGTGGTCAAGAGGGTAGAAACATAGGCTTACATACAGGTATTTGTGGAGATGTATTTGATGAAGCAACTAACGGAATACAACATGGTGCGGTGTACTCAATAGGAGCCGCTCCAAAGGTTTAACAAATATAAATTAGACCTTATAAAACCCTGTGAATTGCTGGAACGTCTGGAAGCAGATAATCAGCAGCCAAGCGATATAGAAATATATGGAAGGTTCAACGACTAACTCAAGGAATCTTAACAGATAGTGCTGAAGATAGTAAAGAGACACGAGCGCAGGGCATACTTACATAAGTATGATGATATAGTCTGGACTGCACATATAACTAATGAAAGTGCAGAATTAGAGGATAAAGAACCTTTAAGATAACACAACGGGAAAGACTACGTTTGCAGATCAAGCGTTTCTATTAACTCCATATATGCAGATGAGTAAAGACCCTTCAATAGATGTTGAATGGTTATACTTCTCATACGAAATTAGTAGAGTTAGGAAAGAGTTTAAACTAGCTCCTTACTTCTTTAAGACTGTATACAATATTAGAGGTTTCACATATAAAGATAAGAAGTATAGAATCTGTAGCAACTATCTATTAGGTAGGCTAAAAGATAAAGAAACAGGTGAGTTGATAAAAGTAAGTCCTGAACATAAAGAAATGTTAAAGACTATATACAATGATTACTTAGTTAAGATATTTGGTGAATATAACAGCTCTGGTAGACGAGTAAAGAAAGGTAAAGTGTCATTTTATGAGAAGAGAGAAACTCCTACAGGTATAGCAAAGATCATAAGGGCGTATGCTAAACAGAATGGTACACTGATTTACGGAGCCACCAAAGTAAAAAATGATCAGGGGCAGATGGTTGAGAAAAACGGAGTGATTGCTTATAAGCCTAATAATCCCGATAAACATCACATCTTTATTATTGACCATCTTAGAAAACTAAAACATGAGAAAGGGATGGATGAGAGGTTAACAATCAATAAAATGTTAGAGTATGAAGTAGAACTTAGAAATTTATGTAAGTTTACTTTTGTTAATATCATTCATCTTAATAGATCTATTGGTTCTGTAGATAGAATGAAGTTTGCTGAAGACAGTATTTACCCAACAGGTGATGATTTCAAGTCTAGCGGTAACATATCAGAAGAAAGTGATTATGTAATAACACTATTCAACCCTAGAGATGAGAAGTTCAAACTTGAAAAACATTTTGGTGTAGATATTACAAAGTACCCTAACTATAGAAGTGTTCATCTTGTGGAAAGTAGAGACACTGATTGTCCATTTCATATAGGAGGTATTATTGATGCAGAAGCAAATATGTTTAATGAGTTACCAAAACCCAAAACAAAATGAAACTATCTAACAAAGGTTGTCTTAACGATGATAATTGTTATATGATAATTTATACAAAAAACCAGATAATAGATAACACATGATAGAAGAACTGTTAGAGAGACTTAGTATTATATACATAAAAGTTAAATGTTTTTTATGTCAATTTTTCGTACTTCATGAAAAGAACGATCAAAACAATTATTAAATGGGTAATGTAATTTTTCTAGTAGGTGATACAGGTACGGGTAAGAGTCATTCATTGCAGTATCTAAATTCAGATAGTACAGCGATTATTAATGTGTTAGGTAAACAACTACCTTGGAGGGGTAGTAAAAAAGATTACAATGCTGAGAAAAAGAACATTGTTAAACGTATCAAGAATGCTGACGTTATTGCAGCACTTAAAACTAAAGGTGAAGATCCTAAAGTTAACGTAATCGTACTTGATGATATTGGTTATGTAATGATAGAAGACTTCTTTGCAAAAGCTAATATAGCTGGATTTGAAAAGTTTACAGTACTAAGTAAGAATCTTGCAGATTTAATAAAGACAGCTAAAGATGTAGTACCTTCTAATAAAACTGTTATTTTTTGTTTTCATGAAGATATATCTGATAAAGAATCTATCAAAAAGATCAAACTCATAGGCAAAATGATAGATGATAAATACAATCCTATAGGAGTTGTATCTATCTGCATTTTCACAAGAGTCACTTTTGACGGTAAAGGAAATCCTGAATTCAACTTCATAGTCCGAAGAAGTATCACAGACACTGGTATTACAATACCCGCAAAGGCCCCTGACGGCATGTTTACCCAAGCAGTGATACCAAACAACATGGGCTACGTAATTGACTGTATGAACGCTTATTATGACGGTAATGAACCTCCAGTCCTGTTAAGTGACAAAAAGGAGAGTTCAGAGGACGAAAATAATAGTGAGAATGATGACGAAAATGAATAAAGCATTTTGTTGATATAGAAAAAAGTGATATACTATAGTCGATGAGGGTTTGAATAAGTCTTCAGAAGCTATTTAAACAAACGGCATTTCGCCAAAAACAAAACATCTTTCCAAGGGATATATTATGACACAGGAAGCAAATACAGTAGTAAACATCACTAAGAGCCAGATTATCGCAGACCTTAATGCAGGTCTTACCCGTAAGCAGATTTTCACAAAATACGGTCAGAGTGCCGCTGTTGGTAAAAGCATGATTAACACTTTTGGACTAAAGAATGCAAAACGCAAAGGTGCAAAATCTGGCGTATCTTTCAATTTTGTTGACGATACATCAGAAGGTGTAAATGCAGCAGCAGAAGCAGCAGTAGCATCTATTGAAGCACCAGTAACTTCTGACGACCTATATTGATCAAACCCTGATCTAATAACTCATTACAAACCAAAGATAGCCTGCAATCAAGTAGGCTATCTTTTTTTACACCAAAACAAACAAAATAAAGGATAATAACACATGTCATTTGGGTATAGTGAAGAAACCGTAGGAAGTAATAAAGTATTTGGTCTTAATCAGAAAGCTAATGTCGTAACTTTTGAATGGATCAATACAGCAGGTAAAGGTGGGTCTGAAGGTGAAGCTCTTGAGATCAAAGTATTGATTCAAGGAGATACTACACCTATCTCTTATCGTCAGTACCCGATCACAAAAGTGACAAACTTCAATGATAAGAGTGAGATCACAGATCCTGAACATCCTCTATTTAAGAAGGCTGAGAAAGTATGGGCAGGCAATATCACACATATCATGAAGTCTTTAGGTGTAACTGAAGAGACGCTGAAAGAGAAGTTGTCAGTACAAATCCCTACATTCAAAGAGTACTGCAAAATTCTCATGGGAATGCTTCCTAAGAACTTTGCAACAAAGTCTGTAGATGTCTTTCTTCAATACCAGTCTACTCTCAGAGGTAAGATGACCTTCCTAGAACTACCAAAGAATCCTAATGCCGGTAAGTTCTTGATACCTGCTGTCAAACCTGTAGGTGCATGGAAAGAACTGAAAGATGTTTCTGGTCTTAAGTATGTTGATGATGAAAATAACATTCATCCATTCAAGAGAACTGCCAAATACTTCGAGCAAAAGTGTGCAAAACAACAGTTTGCAGAAGATGAAGACGTAACTCTTCATGGTGATGGCACTACAGGAGAGACTGTGGAAGGTGGCGCAAGTGATGACTGGTAAATAACCCCTAAAACAATAACAAAAATGATAACAGTAAAAGAAGCCCTTCACAAAGTGAATCAAGAACAGACATTTGCAAAAGTGTTTGGTGAACTACCTATCTTAGATAGAACATATATATCACCATTTAGAAAGAATGATACAAACCCTGGTTGTTATTTTGAATGGCACAACGATATATTATATTTTGTTGATTGGGCTTCTTCTATTGTTAATAAGGATTGCATACAAGCCATTATGTCAAAATATAACATGAGACTTGCTGATGCAATAGACTTTGCAATGTCTGATATAGAACTTAAACCACAGAAAATAAAGACGGAAACTTTTATAAAAAGTTCGTCAAAAACTATAATAATACCAATAAAGAGAACGACTTCTAATACTGACATACTTTATTGGAAACGATATGGCATTAGCATAGATAACTTAACAGAAGATGTTGTATTCCCTATCAAAGCTGTTAATCTCTATAGTAAGTCATCATGGAAGCGAATAAACTATATGTCTGACTCTTACTGCATAACAGTCGCTATTGACAGATTTAAGATTTACCGACCACATGAAACAGGAAAAAGCAAATGGTTATCTAATGTATCTAAAAACACTATAGGGTCTATGAACAGTCTATCATACATATCTGATGTTGTGATAATAACTAAATCATACAAAGACTGTAGGGTTATAAGAAACTTAGGCTATGAATGCGTCTGGTTTCAAAGCGAAAGTGTCTTACCTGATCACTTAGTAATGCTCCCAGTATTTCAGAAATATAGAAGAGTTATCGTTTTATTCGACAACGATGATGCAGGTCTTGCTGGAGCTATAAACTTAGTAAAACATCTAAACAGTATATTTAAAGACAAGGTTATAACAAGTATTGCTTCTTCTCAGTCTCATATTAAAGACATTTCAGAAATGTACTGTTTCAAAGGAGAAGAGTACACTAAGCAATTTCTACATGAAAATACCAGTAACAATACATGAATCTTGGTATAGGTCTTTACAACCACACTTCCAAGACAGCTCTACAGTAACCTTCCTAAAAAGAAACATCCTACCAAGTCATATATTCTTTCCACCAACAGAAGATATATTCAATGTGTTTAAAATGCCTATCCACAAGATTAAGCTAGTAATTTTAGGCCAAGACCCTTACCCAAACACAGGACAAGCTATAGGCTATGCTTTTGCAATAGATAAAAACACTTCTAAACCTCCATCACTTAGAATCATTGAGAAAGAGTTAGGTCATACTTTATCTAATGAGCTAACAGAGTGGAGAAAACAAGGAGTTTTTCTGTTGAATACAGCACTAACGGTCAAAGCTAAGACAGCAGGTAGTCATCTAATGTACTGGAAAGAATTTACTAAATCTGTAATTAACGAAATATCAAGAGTTAATCCTTGTAGTTGGTTACTGATGGGTAAACATGCTCAGTCATTTGAATTATATATCCAAGAGGAAGGTAATATAATATATAAAACACCTCATCCAGCAGCAGAAACTTATGCAGGAGGTAAAGCAGGCTTCTATGGTAGTAATGTGTTTAAGAAAATCAACAATTCTTTATTAATAAATTTATAATAAGTATAATCATGCAAGTTACAACATTTGAGAACGGAGTTAAGAACGTATACAATATTGAAATCGCACCTAAGACCTTTGCTGAACTACAGGTTGAGTTACGTAATCAAGGTGTTTATACCAATTGGGAAGAAAAGACTGTCGAACTAAGGCCAGGAAAAGTACAGCTTGTTCCAATATCAGAGATTCCCGACACTAACATCGTTTTGTTCTTGTTTCCAATTGATACAAAAGGTGGAACGACAAGAAGAGAACTTGAAGCTATTGCTAAAGTCGCTAGTCAGTCAAGTACTTCCGGTAAAATACATTTTAAAGGTTACACTTCTATACGTACCAATGACCTTATTGCAAAAGTTGATTCATGGAACCAAATGAAGACAAAGTCCACCAAAGCAAAAAAAGTTAAGGCTGAGAAAATTTTATCAAATGTTCCAGTAGATACTTCTGTAACAATCAATACGGATAATGCAACTGTTGTAGCAGAGTCACCTGAAGCTAAACAGGCTATCGTCAATGTTGTACAGGCTAACATCGACAAGGTAAAAGAAGAGATTACAGAGTCTATTGTTGATAGTGCTCTTGAGTATCTCAGCTTAAGCAAGGTAGTTCTTGCAAAAACATCTATTCCTGATTATAAGAAAGGTATTCTTGAGTTTATTGCAAACGATAATCAGTTACCTGTTGATACTGAAGCTGAAGAAATTGCCCGTCTACAGAGAGAATATGATGCTTCAGAGAAGTACTTCGGTGGTAATCTGAAAAGAAAGCTGTAAGTAATATAGTCTTTCATAACTTAATAGGGTAGTATCATAGCTACCCTATTTTAATTAAAAAACATGGATAATATAATAGATAAGATCAATAGTAAAAGTTATGCAAACGTAGAAGATTTGTTGAATGTAGCAAAAGAAGTTCCTTTTCTGTTTAGAATATCTGAAAAACAAGAAAAGACATTGAGAGCGGTTGTAGCAGTATTAGAAGAAGAGTATGGAGAAAGGTTTGATTTAAAGATTTATATATCGTCTAACCGTAGGTCTAAGCAGAAGTTTATTGCGAAAATAGAATTGATAATACGTTATGATGTTATGACTATTACAAGTACGGATGGTTTACAGCATACAACAAAAGAGTTATATGTCATACATCCTTTATCTTTTAGTGATGAAGATAGGCTGATGATATCTGATAGGATTAGAGTATTCAGTACATATTTTACATTAGCTGAGCTACATAACAAATATGTACATAGTCATATACCTGATGGTTTTGTAAACAATTTTATATATCAAGTCCAAAGTTATAAAGAAAAGAGATTTAATATATACTCTGATAGTGATGAGTTATGTCTAGGTAGTAGTAGTCTAACACAAGCTATATCTCAATTATATGATCAAGATGTGACAGACTTCTTGTACTATTTTAACTATGTAGATCATTTCTTAGCGAATGAACATAAAAGTGGTACTTTCAGTGGTAAAAAGTTAGAACAATTAAAAGCTGTTATTAAAAGTGTAGATAGTACAAATCAGTACAGAAGACTTGCCTTTGTCCAAACAGAAATAAGACCTATAATAAGAAATTGGATAATTGAAGCTATAAATTGGATAATTGAAAATATAGATGTGTCATTATCATTGATAGAAAATGTTCGATTTACAGGTACTAGATTTGAAGTTGATACTAAAGCAGTAGAAGAATATATCTTACAACATATTAATGATGTGGATTCAGTAACAACTATATATAACACTATTGATAAATGCTATTATGAAAAGTATATTAGTGGTATCACAATAGACCTTACTAATACAAGAAATATTGTAAAAGATTATAACAATAAAGGTAACATAGGTGTTTACTTCCGAAACAAATGGGTTCCTATTACACTTGAAGATGACATACCTAAAGCTACTGAAAACATACAAGAAAATTATATAACAGTTCTTCGTCCTGCTGTAACAGCTTTAATTGCTAAAAGACTAAATAAAATAATTAACCAGAAATATTATGAGTACCGATGTAAAAAAGAGACCTTTATATAAGACACTTCTCAGCAATGCAAAACCTAAACTTATCATTTCTCAAAATGTCATTGATGAAATCAAGTATCTTAATAGTCAAAATGAAAATAATGAGTGGAGTGGTGTACTATGGTATACTATTGAAGGTGATGTAAATGATGTTTCAACTCTTGTATGTACTGCAAAAGCCATACATCTAATGGATATTGGTACATCAGGTTTTACAAAATTCAAATATGATAGTAGTGTAATGGCTTTTCTTGATAGTAAAATCGAAGAGCTTGGACTTGATGAGATGGAGACATGGGAAAACTGGAAACATGGACATTGTCATAGTCATCATAACATGTCTCCCACACCTTCACCTACGGATGGTGAAGAAATAGAAGATAATATCAAAAATCATCCTGCATATTTAACATTGATAACAAACAACTCCTTGAAGATGACAGCTATATTAAGTACTTTTACTAGTATTCAAGTTGTCACCCTTACAAAGAGTACCGACTTCAAAGGTCAACCTTATGAAAAGCGTTATATAGAAAGCTTTGATGAAGGTTTAGTAAAACATGAAGTAGATATCGAATTTGAGAAAGTTATTGTCAATGATAGTTTTAAAAATAGATGTGCTGATCTTATAGAAAAGAAGAAAGATCCTCTACCAAATATAGCTGTCTACAAAAATGGTATCTATAGTGGTATCTACAGCAACCATCATAATACTGAGAGGTCTTTCAAAGATGTTTTAGCTTCTGTAGCTACTACAGCTAAAAAACCTGACGCCTTTTCCCTTTTGGTGGCCCTTCTAACTTCTACAGAATCTACAAACATAAAGATTAATAAGTCTACAAATATAAAGATTAATAAGCATTCACTTGCTGATATTCTCATTTATATGAACAAGAAGAAAGATCTTGACAGTTATATCAAGACTATAAAAGCAAACTTCTTGAATAAAGATTATGATGATGTAGAAGCTATTGAGTTGCTCAAAATGTTCATCAAACTTCTTCAGCCTTTACCAGTATCAAAACTAAGAACAAGATTCATAAACTTGTTTGGAACAATAGCAGAAGGTATTGAGAAAAATATTGCAAATGATATAGTAAACATACATTAATTATGAGAGAAACAACAGATCGTTTTTCAGGTGCTACATGGTTTAACAGAGCACTACAAACACAAGTTCTTATAGGAGGTGCAGGCGGCATATCATCATGGTTAACATTAGCAACAGCGAGAGCAGGTGTTAAAACTATCGTATACGATGATGATGTTGTAGAAGCTCATAATCTTGCAGGACAGTTTTACACTGCAAAAAATATAGGAGAGTATAAAGTAGAAGCTTTGCGTAGTAATGTAGAACCCTTCGTAAACGAAGGATTTGTCAAAACCAGAGCGTCTCGATATGTTTCAAATACATCATTAACAACTCAGATAATGATGTGTGGATTTGATAACATGGAGGCAAGAAAAATCTTCTTTGAGAAATGGTTCTACAATAAAAGAGGTAATAATGGCTTATTTATTGACGGAAGGTTAACAGCAGAACAGTTACAGATATTTTGCATATGTAGTAATAAAGTTGCTGATGCTGTTAAATATCGTGAGAAGCATTTGTTTGATGATAGTCAGGTTTAAGAACTAACATGTACATTCAAGCAGACTAGTCATATGGCAATGATGATAGCTGCTCTCATGACAGGTTTTCTAACAAATCACTTGTCAAATGTTGTGTTAAATGAAGGTTCTAAAGATGAAGAATGGATAGACTATATGGAAGTACCTTTTTACTATGAATACATACTTCCTATAAATAGAACAACTGTAATAGCTGCTGAGTATATAGAACCTCCTATAGTCATACCTTCATCAACACCTGTAGTTGTTGAAGTAGATTCAAATTCTATGACAGATATGATATTTGAAATTCCTTCTATAACATCAATGGAAAATTGTAACACATAATGCTTTACAGAAATGATTATCATAATAACTTAGAAGACAACAAGTTAGAAGTTGTCAAATATAAGGATTCATTTATAGTAAGTGAGTTAAGTACTTATTTACCATTATTCTCACTATATAATAATAAACCGTTAAAGAACGGTCGTTTTATATCGTGGTTACAACTTCCTAAATCTATGATTGATGTTAAAGTTAAAAACATCAATCTTTTATATGCTTTAATGAACTTATCATCTTCTCAAAATTTACACATAGTTCGTACAAGAGCACGCGATTATAAAGTTTACGTTATACATCATCACAGTTTGTTTGTAATAGAGAATAGTTGCGAAATGAATATGATTAAGCCAAGATTATTGATGACTCTTGCTACATACAATAAAGATGCTACTGAAGATTCTGATTTCGTACTATTAGTAAAGAAAGACCTTTCAAACCAACCTTTCTTTATAAGTAAGTTATTAAAGAAGTATGAGAAAGATTATCCTGTGATAAAAGTTAAGAATATAGATGCTTTAATATATGCAAACATGCATGACATACCTTTAGATGTTGACTGTTTAAGCGTACTGAAGAAGATTTTACAAACCGAAGAACCTATAACATGAGTAGTGCAAGTAGAGCGAAAGGGCATCTTGCGGAAAGAGAGTTGGCAAAGTTTTTTAGAAGATGGCATCCTTACTGTAGAACAACAAGAGAGGTTAGTAGATTACTTGATAGTTGTGGTATTGACCTTTATGGTATACCAATCCTTGTGCAAAGCAAAGCTATCAAAGGTCAACTAGCCTATTCTAGCGTACTAAAATATACTGAAGATAAAGTTAAAGAACTGCTCCCTCCAGATGCACCAGAACACAACAAGCCTGTAATTATAGTACATAAGAAGACTGTAGGGCCAGGTAATAAAAGAACTCACAATGATACCTTAGTGGTAATGTCATTAAAAACTTTTGAACATTTTTACGTTAAAACATATGATTTACAGGAGCACACAGGAGGAGATTCAGCAATATATGGACAGTCCAGCACTGAACCAGAGCACGTTGAAATCGTTCCTACTACCTGACGACCAGAGAGAACATAAGATTGAAAAGGGTGAAGATAAGATATTCAGAGAAGACCCTATATACTTCACTATTGGTGGAGCAGTTGATATACTACTTACAGGTTTTGAAGGTGACTTTGAAAAAACTTATCATATAAGCACTCTCACAAAAAGACCTTCTGATGCAATCATTAATATTATTAATACCGCAATCGAAGGTGTTGCTGAAGTTACCGACTCTCTTGATTCTTATAGAGAAGAGATTTTACAAGCATGTTTATTAAACAACTACCAGCCTAACTGGAAAGATGAGACAAAGATCAACAAAACTATTGAATTAGGTGCAGACTACTTTGAAGAGTTAAAATTATCTTATGGTAAGAAGATGTTGTCGTCTGATGATGTACAGATTATAGAAGCTATAGTTGATGGTATAAAAAACAAGTACATACACTTCTTTAATCCAAACAGTAACGATGCAGATATTGGTGTTTATTTTCAGAAGCCGCTATATTTTGATTATCTTAATATTGCTTGTAAAGCTCTTCCTGATATGATTGTAGTAAGAAATAATCCTAACAATCAATCAACCATTACAGTATACGACTTCAAAACAACAAGCGATTACCTAAGTAACTTCTATAAGACTGCAATGGTCTATAGATATGATATTCAACATGCTTGGTACAAAATAGCAGTACAGTCTTCACCATTGTTTGCAAGATGTTGTGATTATAGAGCAAGATTTATTGTAGCATCTAAACTTTATGCTCCACAAGTAACAGAATCATTCACATGTAGTAATGAATTTCTTGATAGAGCTGTTGAAGGCGCTGATGTAAGTTATCCTATTCAAGCAACAACAGACGGTAACTTTGTGAGAACATTACCAAAGTTACCATTCTTAGGTATTAAACAATTAATAGTTAGATATAAGAATAAGATGACAGATATTCCAAATCATATTTCTACAGAACTATTATGATCTATGGTAATAACAAACTTGCTATCAAAAAAGGAAGCTTTTATAAGAATAGATCACACAAGTTTGTTTTACCAATTCTCATAAGAAGTTATGGTAAGTCTATGACATCACTATATAATATTATGTGTAAGGCAGCAGTAGGAGTTAACGACCAAACTGCTGCCAACCTTGGTGTTACATACTATAGACACCTATTTATTCTTGTAGATGTTAAAGCAACAAAAATGAAGATCGCACAAATTCAATTATATAAAGACTTCGCTAGCTTTATGAAGACTGTCAGATCACATGAAGCATATGAGTACGATTACTGTTATGAACAAGATATGCAGATGATAATTCTTAAACTACCAGAAAAATATAGTGAAACAGTAGAAGAGTTTCTAAAAGGTAGTTATTCAAAAATGCTATCAGAAGAAGAAGTAGAACATATCTTTACTAGAGATAAAGATGCTCATACAAAATCTGTACTTAAAAAAGATGTAAGTATGAAGCCTCAGTTTACAGAAGAAGTGAAGAGAAATTTTTTTATGGATGATAGTCCACAAGTTGATTGGTATGAATTTGACTTTCCACCAGAATATAAAGAGGAGGTATTTAATAGCAAATGATAATAGGCATTCTAGGGAAGAAAGGTAGTGGTAAAGACACAGTAGCGGATATTATAATAGAGTTGTTACCTCAATATAAGAAGAAAGCATTTGCTGATAACCTCAAAAAAGTATGTTCTATAATAACAAACATACCTCTTGAGAATTGGTACAATCAAGATTTAAAGGATTTTATACTTCCTAATTTCTGGCCTGATAAAAAAGGTCAGTTGTATACATACAGAACATTAATGCAGACTATAGGTACTGAAGCTATAAGAGATGTTGTGAATGACGATATTTGGATAGATGGTGTGTTGGATAAATATCGTCAGCTTCGTAACACTAATGAAAGATATGATTTATTAATATCTGACGTTAGGTATGAAAAAGAATATGTTAAGATAATAGAATTAGATGGTATAATCATTAAAGTTGTTAGAGAATCTATAAAAAGTGATGATCAACATTCTTCTGAGAAACAAGTAGATGAAATAGTAGGTGACTATACGATATATAATAATAGTACTATTGAAAACTTGAAAATACAAATTAACACTATTTTAAACATGAAAGATTTAATATGATAGATAAAATATTTTATTCACTTGGTAACATGATAATGTCATTAAATCTTGGTATAGGTAAACGTAACTGTCCTAGACCTGCAAAGACTCTTTTATCAATCTTCAACTTGTTACGTATAATGCCTAAAAAATGAAACTTATCAAACCATTATTCTCTATATGGGAATCACAAAGCTCTCTCAAAGACATTGAGAGAGCTGCTAGAGTATGTTATCAATCACAAGATAAAATATCAAAAGACGATAGTTCAGCTAAAATATTAGTGGCTAATCTTATCAAAAGAGAGCATTATGCTATGTTGGAGTTTGGTAAGAACATAGTATTAGAAGTGCACAGACAAGTTCTCAACGACTTATGGAACTTTAGCAATGAGCCGTTCTTCAAACACTTTAACGTAACATTCAAAGATCGACATAAAGCATGGTTGTCAATGAACCCAAGAACTGCTATTGAGTTTTTGAAATGTTATATAAGAAGAACATCTATAAACAGTAATGAAATATTGAAATTGTTTTGTTCAGTATATACAGAGTTACCGCACGAGTTAACATTTGGCATTAATAGCCCGATGTGTTTATATGAAGAAAATGTATATGCTTTACCTGAAGGTGCTGTACCAGAGTTTATATATGAAGATAGGTTAATACATGATTTTGTTACTGTAGACTTTTTTTGTGACAGAGCTATTAGTCATGAACTTGTAAGGCATAGACATTGTAGTTTTGCTCAAAAGTCAACACGCTACTGTGATGAAAAGGATGATATTGAATTTATAGAACCTTGTTGGATTCCTCAATATTTTCAAAATTTACAAGATGCTAACACTTTTGCAAACTTTAAAGGAATGTTAGAAAGAATAGAAAGAGCTTATAAGACATATAGGATGTCTGGTTGGAAACCTGAACAAGCAAGAGCTATACTACCTAACATTTTAACAACTGAAATAGTAGTTAAAGCATCATTACAAGAATGGAAACATATATTTGAATTAAGATGTGATAAAGCAGCTCATCCTCAAATGCGTGAGCTTATGATACCGTTACAAGAAGAATTTAAGAAACAAGGTTATATATGAATACTGTAGTTACAACAACCATAACTGAGACTTGTGATGTAGGTCATAAGTTTCTAAGGTTTTCAGATCATCCTATATATAAAAACAAACTAATATGTCCTTATTGTGCAGCTATTGGTTTAAAACATAGAGATGAAGAAGCAGAACATTTAGAAAAACTTAACGATTTTTTAATTAAACGAGCAGAACATCATCGTTGGAATATTGAAGAAGATGCTGATGGGCTATTGATATGTAAAAATGAACATGATAAAGGTCAACCTTGTAAATATGAAAAATATGTTAAATTGTCAGACACTTATTAAATAAAGAACTTATGAAACAAGCAATACAAAAGTTACTTGGAGAACGATATTACTTACCTTATGAAAATGAATGGAATCATATAGCAGATCGTGTGTCTGTTATATATCCACCAATAAAGGAAAGTATAAGGCGGAAGGAATTTATTCCATCTTCTCCTACACTCATGAATGCTAATACTGGAGGTTTACGTAAAGGTACATTATCTTCATGCTTTATTATGGGTATTGAAGATAGTATAGATGAAATATTTGATTCACTTAAAGAAGCTGCTCTAGTAACCAAAGCAAGTGGTGGTGTAGGATATGTGTTTAGTAGGCTAAGAAGTACTGGTGAAAATATAAAAAGCTTAGGAAGGCCGTCTAGCGGGCCGATCCCTTTCATGCATATATTTGACTCAATGCTTGACGGAATCCAACAGGGGGGCGTGAGAAGGGGTGCTGGCATGGCTCAGTTCGATGTTACTCATCCTCAGATTTTAGATGTTATAAAAGAAAAACATGGCAGAAAAGTACTTCAGAGATTAAACATAAGTGTTCGTTTAGGTGATGATTTTTATAAGCAATTAAAAGAACGTCCTTTTGATAACTTTTATGTTAAAGATTTATCAGGAGTATCTAAAGCTTTACGTAACAAAGATGGAGATATTCTTACTATTAAAAACGTATGGGATGAAATTATTGAGTATGCTTGGTTGAATGGAGACCCTGGAATCTTTAATAGTGATATAGCAACTAGACAATGTACTGTTGTTAGTATTGGTGCTTATGTAGCATCTAATCCTTGTGCAGAGTTTACAGGTATACCTTATAGTAGCTGTAATCTAGGTTCTGTTAACATGGCTATGATACTAAAACAGATAAATGGTAAATGGATTATTGATTACAAAAAACTTGATAGAACTGTAAGAACTGCTACACGTTTTCTAAATGCTGTTATTGATGCTAATGATTTTCCGCTTGAAAAGATTAAAGAAGTAACACTTAACATTAGACCTATAGGACTTGGTGTTATGGGTTTAGCACATTTGTTTTATGTATTAGAGATTCCTTATAATTCACCTGAAGCTTTATTATTAGCTGAACAGTTGATGCATAGGATAACCACTATAAGCATGGAAGAGTCTGTCAATATGTCTATAGAAACAGGGATATGTTATCCTGTATTTAATTATGATGAATATATGACAGCTAATAAGAGATTTTTTGAACCTAAAGAATGGTGGACTACAGACGATCTTATAAGAATAAATAATCTTGTAGATAACATTTGTGAACATGGTATTATGAACTCCTGTAGCACTTCTATAGCACCTACAGGAACCATCTCATTTATATCAGGTACTGTTCTCGATCTTGAAAGTGGTACTTCTGGAGGTATTGAACCTGTATATAGTCTAGTTGGTTCAAGAAAGATTGAGAAGTTAGGTGGTGAATATGAGATTGTATATATAGTAGACCCTGTGTTTGAAAATTATCTATGGTATGAAACAAACTTTCATGCTATAGAAATACCTATAATACTTGAAAAAGTATCAAAGAATAAAGGCTCATGTCAAGGGATAAACGAAATTCCTTTAGAATGGCAAAAGATATTTGTTACTGCACAAGACCTTACACCAGATGAACATCTTGAAATGTTAGGTGTAATAGCTAGAAACACCTCTTTATCAGTATCTAAAACTATCAATCTTCCTAACAGTGCTACAAGAAAACAAATAAGTGATGTTTATCTAAGAGCTCATGAATTAGGAATCATAGGAGTTACGATCTATAGGGATTTCTGTAGAGATCAAATACTTACAGCAGGAGAAGAAACTATACCAGAAGAAGTAAAGTTGACAAGACCTCTTTCTTTAGATGCTGATTTTCATTCTACAACAATACATGGTCAAAAGTTTGCAATCGTAGTTGGTTTATATAACGGACAACCCTATGAAGTATTTGCATTAAAAATGACTATCAAGCATAAAGATAGAAAAGGTAAACTTGTAAAAGTATCAAAAACAAGATATGATTTTATTGCTGATACACTTACTATAGAAAATATCAATGTAACTCAACCAGAAGAAAAAGCAATAACGCTTATGGCTTCTATGTCATTAAGACACAGTGTACCTATTACAAGTGTTATAAAAACCATTACTAAAGCTAGTGATAATGTAACAGATTTTGCATCTGCTATTGTAAGAGTTCTTAAAAAATATATCAAAGAAGAATATCAAACATGTCCTGAATGTGGAAAGAAGTTAATCTTCATTGATGGATGTAAGCAGTGTAGTTGTGGCTATAATGCTTGCTCATAAATTAAATAATATAATAATACAACAAATGACACCAGATCAATATTTACAAGCATCAGAAAGAACTGAAAATAAGTTTCCTAATGGTATACATTTATCAGCAGAACAGGCTGAAATACTTCACGGAACATTAGGTATAGTTACAGAAGCAGGTGAGATTGCAGATGTACTTAAGAAGCATCTTATTTATGGTAAAGTACTTGACAAAGTTAATCTTAAAGAAGAGCTTGGTGATATTACATGGTATGTAGCTCTATTGATAAGAAGATTGCAGACCAGCTTTGAGAAAGTTTTTGATGTCAATATAGAAAAGCTTTATGTAAGATATCCTGAGAAGTTTACTGAAGAATCAGCATTAATTAGAGATATTGCTAAAGAGAGAGCGTTGTTAGAAAGTCATGAAGAAAAACTTAAACCAGATGTCAATGTTTACTAAAGTACCATTAGAAATACTACCAGACATAATAGATGTCTATAATTATGCGAAGCTTAAAATAGCTCAACTTCTTACGTCTGAACATAGAGAAATTAATCTCTGTAAAATTAAAGACTCTTTAGATCTTACATCTATAACACTACCTTACTATAATAGTATCAGCTATAATAAAGAAGGTTTTTGTACAACAAAAGAACTGTTTATTAATAATATAAGTTTTCCAATACCACCAAATACAAAAATTACAAGTGGTATCATACGAACAGTAATTACAAACTTTCTCAATTATGTCGATGGCAAACCAAAGTTCTAAACAATCGAATATCTCAGTAACATTCAAAGGTGATGATCTACTACTATCTAGATTTTTACTGAGATATATAGATAAAGCACGTAAGATACCTGGGTATGAATCTCAAGTATCTTATCTTGAAGAAGTGCTTGAACAGATTAAGAAGGAAACAGCAAATGGAATTATTCCAAGAATACCAAGACCAGATGAAGAAATTATGGACCTACCAAGATATTGATAGTAAAAGTATTACAAAAGCACCTGTTATAGGACATGGCATGATACATAACGAGTGTATTATAGGTTTTAAAGAATTAGAAAAGAGAATGTTTTCTCTACAGTTTTATTGGTTAATGAAAAATTATTTTATAGAATGGATTACCCAACAATAACAGAAACAGACTTATCTTTGTTCAATGCTAAAGTGCTATCGTTAGACATGGAGTTTTCAGAGATAAAATGCAACGTCATAGGTATGATAGCACTTAATCAGTCAAGACATAAACAAAATTTGAGTGACGCTTATACGGATGAACATTTCTTTGAAGAAGCTGAAAAACTACGTCACTCAAGAGAGCTCTTAGATCATGTAATACAAAGATTTATTGATACAGATGTTAAACAGGCTTTGCACGATGTATCGCAGGATGATGTCTGACAGCATCTTTTCTAGCCTGTTTTTCATCTACACCATCATCCACTGCTTCTCGTTCTTCTACAGCTCTCTGCATTTTTATATCATGATCTTCACGAGCTGTTCCAAACGTCTGATTAAATAACGTAAAAGCCGTAGGAAACTCCGTTCTCATCTCTGATTGGAACGGGTTTCTTATAGGCGAAGGTAAGAATGATTTTTTAATAGTAGTAGCTAGCCTAGACTTACCTTTATCATCACCAGATATAAGAATGTCTTCACCTTGAAAGAACTGTTCTGCTGCCATAGCAGTCTTACCAACATCTACACCAAACTTAAGAATGGCAGGTTTACCTACAGTAGAATTAAACAACTCAGGCATATTAGCATACATATTAGACTGTTGTGCAAGACTCATCAATTTGTTTACAATCAAGTTATGTATTTGTCTTCTAGCACTATCTTTCTTATCATCATCACGATATAATATACCTTTGGCTAACATAGCCATAGCAACAAACGATAATGTTATTGTTAACTCTGTTAAGTTAGCTTGCATATTTCTGGCATCTATCGCAGAAAAGCCTCTATCAGTGAGCTGTTTCTGCATACCATCAAAGTCTACGATCTGTCTACCTGCAATTTTATTGATAGGAATACCCGCCATTTTTTTAGCCATGATAGTCAGATAGAGACTTGTCTCCTGAAGATGCTGTGTTATAGAGTTATTAACATTGTTGATACCTGCAAATGAATGTTTAGACTTATTAATACCTCCTAAACCTACACCTAAACCATAACCTGCTATAGCTCCCCAAGGTCCTGCAATCATACCTCCTATGACAGCACCATGCATACCAGCAGAAGCCTTAGTCATACTTCTATATCTACCTTTATATGCTTCAGTACCCAATTCGATATCGTCTTGTTCTGTAGCAAATCTAGTATATACAGCTCTAGGTAGCCAAGTCTTAAACATAAGAAAACCTTTACCTATTATATGTTCTTTTGCTACATTACCTCTACGTGGAGCATAATCTCCATGTACTAGAACAATAGCCTTTGATACACTAGCTTTAAATTTACTATAAGCATCACCATCCATATTCTCCCAGTTATCAACATTTTCCTGTGATCTAAAACCTTCTTTCAGCATACCGTTAGCATCCATAGCATCCCACAC